CTTCCTATTTTATCCTTATTTCGATATATATTTCCGATATTTTTCATATATTTTTTTTTACCACTTGTAGAACTTCCGTTGGAAGAACCCGATGACATAGATATAACATCGTCGCTTATTTTTTTTATATTAAATAATTCATTATTTATACTAATATTAGATTGCTTGCTTGTAGGTATATTAAAATTAAAAGATTGCGTATTAAAACTATCTTTATTCAACTCTATTAAATCATCATTTCTATTATTAAAATTTGATAGTAATGCCATATTATATATTTATTTGGGTATCAAATGTTTATATATCTATTATAATATTTAAATGTTTATTAAAACGCATTTTTATAAAAATAAATCATATCCCTAGTTGTTTTTTCGCGATAGCCATGAAAGCCAAGCATCATAAAATAATCTACCCGATCTTTTATAATGTTCGGGATGAAATTGTATTCCTAGTATATCTCTCTTCTTATAATATAATATATCTATCTTTCTTGTTCTTTTCATAACAACTTCTATGTTTTTATTAACTTTTACAACATAATCATTATGAATATATTTATATTTAGCAGTTTTAACATCAAACGGATAATCTATTTTTAATTTTCTATCATATATTATAATATTCCCATATTTTTTACTATTTATATAAGAGCGTTTTCCAAATCTTAGAGCAATATATTGCATTCCATAGCAAATTGCAAGTATATGTATCTTGTATTTAAATATTATTTCAGGAACTTTTGGAGAATTCCTTTCTAATATATAATAATCAGAACCAGATATTATTATAGCATCTAATTTATCTTCCTTATTATCTAATAATTCTATTATACCCTTATTGTCGTACCAATATCTAAAACATAATCTTGCCTTTCTAATAGACTTTATAAAATTCGCCCTAAATACTTCGCCAATATTTTTATTACTATACATTAATATTATCAGTATCTTAGGCCTCTTCTTCCTTTTCATTATTTTCATTATTCCAGATATCACTAATATATATTTTATTATATTTATCTAACATATCATCTTTAGTATTACTTCTAATATATGATATCGCCTGTAAACATGCGTCGCTTAAATCATCCTTCTTCTTGTTTTCATTAAATCTCTTCTTTAATTGCTCGTTCTCGCTGATATATTCGCGACATAATTCTATACTAAGCATTTTGTTAATCTTATATTTATCGCGTCTAAAACCCTTCTTATTTTTAACTTCTTCCTTATCCTTAGATTCAATATTTATTATATATTTATGATTTTTCGTTTTTAATGAAGCATTCACTAGAACTACACTTCCAACCTCTTTGTCCCAATATTTAATTAAACTAAAATAACCATATATTATATGCTGAATCGTCTTCATTATCCCATTTAAATTTGAAGGCTGATTCTCTATTAAAACATATTCTATCATATTTATATTCATATTCTTGAGATTTCCTATTATATTATCCATCTCAATGTATATTCTTTCCGATATATCTTCTATCCCCTTAATCTCTTTCTTCGATGAGGCTAAGGCTATTATACGCCAATCTAGAATCTCTAATATATCAGTCTTCTTTATTATACATACTGCCAAATTCTTAACACCAATATCAAAACTAATATATATCATATACTAATATATAGTCATATCCTTATTTACTCAATTATTTTTACTAATGCTTTTTTGGATCTCAGTTACTATTTTAGGTGTATATGATGTAATATTATAATTTTTAATAAGAGTTATTAGATCTTTCCAAAAAGTATCATTATGATATTTCGAATTATATTTATTTATTCTCTTGCATTTTTTATATAACCATTTATATAATTTCTCTAAATTTTCAGTACTCTTATTTGATATCTTACTTATTCGTTGCTCTTTTATTAATCTATCACTATATCTTTTCAAATCTTCACATTTGTGATTGTTCGGCAAAGTCTCGCGTAAATCATAAAATTTCATATAATTATACGACGGGCATATTAATAAATTTTCCGTATAATCTATAAATGTAGGATTATTATCTATTATTAATAGTTTCTTACTGATATCATAGTTATTAGGTATTTTTATACTTTTACTTATTAATGGCAATACTTTAGCAACAGACTTTTTTATATTTCCATATTTGTCTATTATACAATTATCGCGAGTTAATAATGGTCTATCAAATTTAAAATTATTATTCTTTTCTATTATTGCTATTTCTTTATTAGCCCATTTTTTCTCAGATGCCGTATAAATGTAAAAATAGCACAACGGATACTGTTTTTTCATGGCTGTTATAAAAGTGAAAAAATGCGGTCTTATTAGTAGCGATTTGTCAGAATAACTTTCTTTTAAATAATTATTACATAACACCTTATGTTTATTTAAATTTTTAATATTATTTTTTTTAATTAATTCAATAATATTATATAAATCACATTGATAATTACAATCACCTATGATTGTTCCATCTAAATCTATTATAAATATATAAGGGTCTATTTTAGATCCTTTTTCTTCTTTATTATTCATTAAATCTATTATAATATTATATTAGAATATTGCTTTATAAATAGAAGATATATATAATGTCTCAATCTCAATCGTATATTTATAATACACGTGATATGTCGGCAAATAATAATTTTTCAAATACAATTAATAGCAAACTTATTAATACAGATAATGAAAAATATAAGAAATTACCAGATATATTATTTAAATATTTTAAAAATAAAAATTTAAAATATAATTTAGAACAAAGAATTTTCTACTACAAACATATAGTTGACAGATTGAAAAATATTAGCAATAAACAATGTTTAACTGAGTATTCTATTAATTCTAAAAAAAATAATGATGTTAAAGGTTATAGTATTGACAATACCGTATTTCTTACTAAAAAATTTGGTTCTATTAGCAAATACGGATATATTTATATAGCATCAATAAAGAATGAAATAGGTAAATATCCTATTGCTTCAAAAATTATGATTAATAATAGTGTTAATATATTTGAAGCAAATACTAATTTAAAAATAACTGATAAAATTGTAAAAACTATGATTTCAAGACATTTTATTTTCACCTATAAAGTTATTGTATGTGATAAAATAACTAATAAAAATATACCCGACATCATTATCAACAAAAAATATTATGTTTTATTAAATGAATTAGCCAGAGGCGATTTAAAACAATTATGTAGCAACAAAGTATTTCTTAAAAATGATAACGTATTATATAATGTTTTTATTCAAATTATATTATCTATATCAACATTTCATCATCTAGGATTTATTCATGGCGATTGTCATTGGGGTAATTTTCTATATCAAATAAATTACGAAACTAATAAAAACAGTTATCATCATTATAATATATACGGGAAGAATTATTATTTAAAATCTTGCGAGTATACTATGTTTATTTATGATTTCGGTTTTGCCAAAAAAATAAAATCAGTAAATACAACATATATAGAAGAAGACTATGTTAGAATAATTAATGCTTTTAGGAATAGAAAAATAGAACCTAGATCATGGATATCTGTAGATTACAATTTACCCTCAGATAATGTAGGAATTTTTGCTAAATCCTTTAAAAAAGCAATATATGATAATATGTTGGCTAAAAAAAATAATACTTTATTTTTAGAGAATTTAACCAACGATATCATTATTCCTATTTTATTAAAAGCACCTAATAATATTTTTGTAAATAAATTACCACCTAATGCTACTATAATTAATAAAAAACCCTATTATATTAATAAAAAAATAGTTATTAAGGATTAAGAATAGAATCTACCCTCTTATTATTATCTTCTATATATTTATTATATCTTTCTTCAATATATTTAGTCATACTTTCAAAACCAGCATATATCATTTCATCCATCTCCGTCTTTGTAATATGTAATCTCATCCCTTTTCTATTAAATGTAATATTCATAGCACTATTTAATACAAGATTTTTAGGATTATAATAATCTATACACTTACTATCTTGAATTTCTTTTAATAAAACCTGTTTTACTCTTAATATATTTAAAATAGTCATCAATTGTTTTATAATATATATTAAATTGATTTTTTTTATAGGCTCTATATTTTTATTTTCTTTATATAAAATCATACCAATTATATTTTCTTTTGGAACATTCGCAAATATTTTTATGGGAAAATTATTAGTTAATGCCCCGTCATAATAGTAATAATCGCCTATATTTATAGGCTTAAATAATAAAGGAATAGCCATCGAAGCACAACATGCCTTATAAACACATATATTAGGTGTTGTTTCAATAGAAAAAATTTCGTTATCACATGTATTTATATTAGTACAAGATATATAAATATTAACACCAAAACTTTTTGATAATTGCGAAAATGTAATAGTTTCCGAAATATCCATAGTATTATACTCGTTTAATAAACACATTTCAGGATATTTTTTTTTAATAATATTTTTCAAATGTTTAATCAATATCTCTGTATTAAATAAACCATATTCCGTCATTAATCTAATGTATTTTTTAATTGATAAATAACATAATTCGTTATCATCCTTACAAATATATAATATTTCTTCCATCTCTTCAATTGTTAATTTAAAAGCCATCATCAAACCAATTAAAGCACCAATCGAACAACCTGCAATATGTTTTATATTTTTATGTATATTATTAATATACATATATCTCAATGCTCCTACAAATATTACACCTCGCATACCTCCGCCCGATAAAACTAAATGTGTAATATTCATATCTTAATTTTTA